GAACCGGCTGGAGCGGAAGGGCCGGGTAGCGGCACCCCATGATCCTTGCGCGTCGATTTCTGTTTGCCGGGATCAGTGTGCCGGACAGCATCCTTTGCCAGGACAAAACGACCTGAGAAAGGATGTAAGAAAATGGAAAGCACTCTGTACACAGGAGCGACTCTCAAGAACCTCATAGATTCCCTGGGCCCCGTCAAAAAGGCCGAACGCACTCCGACCAGCCGCAAGCTGCGCGAAGAGGCCGGCGAGCCGATTATCACCACTGATTCCATCGTTATCTACCCATGCGGCTATGCCGTATACGAGAACGAGAGCGGACGAACGGTCATGTGGGTGCCGGGTTGCACTCGCTTTACCTACTACTTTGACCGGCTGACTAACACGGAGCAGATGTATCAGGATCAGAAGGACACCCTTCCTGAGGGTATGCTGGAGGAGATGCCCTGGGAGATGGCTTTGACATTGATCGGTGACCACCGCATCGAGGCGAACAGCCTGAATAGGGCGGGGAGCCGCACAAGTCGTGCCGATTTCCAGAGTCAGGACGACGGCGACAAGGATGGCGATGTTGAAGATGCCATTGAAGAATCCTATCGCAGGGAGTTCATGTGGCGCGGGGATCATATCGGAGAAAACCCTGAAACAATCTATATCCGTCATGAGACACATGAAGAGGCGCTGGTCAGCATGACCGATAAGCAGAGGGAAGCTTTTCTTCTGTATTACGAGGAAGGCTTCAACCAGCGTGAGATTGCAGGAATCCTCAGCATTTCAAGAGATTCGGTTATGGACAGGCTTGAGGGTGCGCTTCAGAAGGTCAAGAAAACAGTAAATGAAATCTTAACATAGGCGATACCCACAAAACGGCCCTCGCCCGGACAACATATGAGAGGGCAAGAAAAAGCGGCAGTCCAAATGCGGACGAGCCGCTTTTCCTGTGCACCTATCAACAGACGAGAGGAGACGAATATGAAAGCAATCATAATCAAGCCCGGCAAGTTTGCCAGAATCGAGGACATCGATCCGACCTACACCGAACTTCGCACCCTCGTCGGCGGCAACATCGAGATGACCTACCCCTTCGAAGATGAGTACCTGGCCGTCATTTCCAATGAAGAATCCAAGCTCCTCGACCTCCCACCGAATAGGGCGGTTCGTCGCAACGACGGATCGGTGGCCGACATCTACTGCGGCACGATGGTGGTTGTGGCGCTCGCCCCGGAGGGTGAATACCGCGATCTCACCAACAAGGAGGCAAAGACAGTCCTGCAGATGTGGGGGTCGCCGGAGGATAAGGACTCCTGGGGCGGCGCAAAACCGAACATGGCTATCCGCGTCCAAGGCCTGATGTTCAGTGGAGGGATTCGGATATGATCCTTCAGAAGATGACGGATGAGGAGTTGGACCGGATTGCTCCGATGGTGGAGGTTCACATCCCGGAAATCGAAACCCGTACCGGCCTCAGGCGCAAGTTCATCCGGGAAGTGCTTCTGGTCAGTACCTACTATCTCATGAGGGAGCAGGGCATGGACCCCATCAGCCTGGATCATTTCATAGCGCTGCACTGTCAGCGGACTGCCTCCGCTTTAGGCGTTAGTCTGTTTGACACCACGGCCGTGATTGAGGCATGGATCATCCTGACGGTACAGTCGACTCCTCCCAGGAAGGAGGGCCCAGACGATTGAAACACCGACCGATGATGCCGAGGCTACCCCCTCTTCGCTCAGGCATGATGTAAGAACAATCGACAAAATCAAGGAGGACAAAAATATGAGCATTTCAGTATCGAACCCCAAGGAAGGGAACAAGTCCCGCAACTACGATGAACTCATGAAGGAACTCCTCAAGGTGAGGTGCCGGGACAACAGCGATGGCGATTCGAAGGTGATCGATTTCGCAAATGCGGAAGCGCGTCGGCTCGAACGCATGACTCATATCCGCCGGGATACCCTTGAGAAGATCATCTTCATCTTCAGCTCTCTGGTGGAGGATATGGAAAAGGCTGAGATGACGACGGAGGAGAAGAGGATTCTGCTCCAGGGCACCATTCCATCTCTTGCGGAGACTCTGGGTATCGCCAGGAAAGTGATTACCATGGTTCTGGAGCTGATCCCGGAGGAAACAGGAAAGCTCTCTGATGAAAACATCGTCGAAGCGATCATGGGCTACTGCGAGGATATGGTGCCGAGAGTGGCTGGGCGAGTCAACTTGCCCGAATCCCTGGTGGACAAGGTTCTGTTCCTTTCCAACAGCATGAGGTGGTGCAAAAAGGATAAGCCCCGCACGGAATGGTGGGAAAACCACTTCAGGGAAGTTGCGGATGCAGTAGGAAAGGATGTGGCGATGGTTCGCCGTATTATCGACACGGAGCTGACGATACTGGGGGAGGACAATGAAAGCGATACGGATTGAGCCGGGCAAGGAACCCCGTGTCGTGGACATCACTGCGCGGACAATAGAAAAGGCTCTGGACGACATGGTCCACGAGGAGGTGCTTCCCATTGAAGGTACTATGTCTCTCTCCGCCCTAAGGACGGATGGGCTTGAGCCTAATGACCTGATGGCCGAGCTGACAGACGACGACGGCTACTACGGCACGGTTTACATCTGCGCCGTATGGTATGAGGATTTGTCGCAAGACCAGATCAACGATGTGCTGGACTGGCTGGAGGGTGAGCCCATCGAGAAGGACTACACAGTAGATGCGTGGTTGTTTGAGGATCCATCCCAGGACGAAGGAGATGAGGATGAATGGATATGACAACCCGGATACAGGTTGCTGTCGTGCATGCTGACATGGCAATCGTGGCTTTTCTCCGCAGGCTGCCCTCCATCGTCCTGGGCCTGGTCCTGATCTGGATAATGTGCAAAATCGTGAAAGGAGTAATTCATGGTATCGAATCGAGAAGAAGCAATTGAACTGCTGCTCACGATGTCCGACATCACGAAGGAGATCGCGGAGTTGATGAAGGGGGAAGCGGCGCAGGCGCCGCCTCTGGCAGCGCAGGAGGAGACCCCTCCACTGACTCTTGAAGAAGTACGCGCCGAGCTGAGTAAGCTGTCCCGCGCCGGGAAGACTTCAGTGGTGAAGCAGATCCTTGCCGGCGTCGGTGCGTCGAAGCTGTCAGAGGTGGATCCCTCCAAATACTGGCTCCTCATGGCGCAGGCGCAGGAGGCGAACAGCAGTGCCCAGTAGGCATTCGAGAACTGGTCCCTCCAGCGCTGAACGCTGGGTACACTGCCCGCCTTCTCTTCGCCTCGGCGAGGAATACGGTGCGCCGGATACAGGCTCCGTTTACGCTGCGGAGGGCACCGAAGCCCATGAGCTGGGTGAGTTCCTGCTCCGCCAGGCTCTTGGCGAAGCCATGGAGGACCCGAGGCCGGCGATGCAGTTCTATAACGAAGAGATGCAGGAATGCGCCGAGGGATACAGGGATACGGTCCTGGAGCTCTACAACCAGCTGAAGCTGCGCAGCCAGGATGCTGTGCTGTATGTGGAACAGGAAATCTCCTTTGAGGAATACGTGCCCGGTGGATTCGGCACCTCCGACTGCGTGATCATCGGAGATGGAGAGATGCTTGTAGTTGACTATAAGCATGGCAAAGGGGTGCCGGTCAGTGCCGAGGGCGAGGATGGCGAAGGCAATCCTCAATTGAAGTGCTATGCGCTTGGGGCTTACCTTGCCTTCTCCCCGCTGTACAACATTGAAAAGGTGACGCTGGTGATCTATCAGCCCAGGATTGGAAACTTCTCGCAATTCTCCCTCACGACCGAGGCGCTGCTGACATGGGCGGAAGGTACCCTTCGCCCTGCGGCGGCTCTTGCCCTGGCAGGTGAAGGCGAGCTGGCTTGCGGAAGTTGGTGCAGGTTCTGTCGGGCGAAGGCGGTATGCCGCAAGCGGGCAGAGGAGAATCTGGCGCTGGCGCGATATGACTTTGCTCGTCCACCTACCCTTGAGGATGACGAGGTTAACCTCATTCTCGGCAAGCTGCCAGCCCTTGAGGCTTGGGCTGCGGACATCCGCGATTACGCCCTTCAGCGTGCCCTCGGCGGCTATGCCTGGGATGACTTTAAGCTCGTAGAAGGGCGCTCAACACGACATTTCACCGATGAGGAGGCGGTGGCAAAGATCGTGGTGGATGCAGGCTACGATCCCTATGAGCGAAAGGTCAAGGGTATAACGGCCATGACAACGCTCCTGGGAAAAGCAAAGCTATACGACCTGCTCGGCAGTTTAATCGAGAAAGCTCCGGGCAAACCGACCCTGGCTCCGCGCTCTGACAAGCGTCCGGAGCTTTTTGTTTCGACGCCGCCGGAAGCAGATTTTTCCGGTAGTAACTGATTTGACTGTAAACAAGTGAAAGTGACAGTCCTGAACGGACAGAAAGGAAATGAATATGGCAAAGAGTCCCACCAAGGTAATCACCAGCCCGAACACCCTGTGGTCCTACGTCCACGTGTTCCAGCCCAACAGCATCAACGGCTCCACTCCCAAGTATTCCGTTGCGCTCATCTTCCGCAAGGACAGCCCGGACATCCCGAAGATCCACGCTGCCATCCAGGCGGCCTACGATGAGGGCATCTCGAAGCTGAAGGGCAACGGCAAGGTCGCCCCGGCGCTGACTGCGCTCAAGACGCCGCTGCGCGACGGCGACGCGGAGCATCCCGGCGAAGAGGTCTACGCCGGCACCTACTACCTGAACGCCAACTCCTCCACCAAGCCCGGTGTGGTCGACAGGGACATGAACCCCATCATCGATCCCGAGGAAGTGTTCAGTGGGTGCCGCGGCAAGGCGTCCATCAACTTCTACTGCTTCAACACCAACGGCAACAAGGGCATCGCAGCTTCCATCAACAATCTGATGCTCTGCGATGCGTCCGGCCCGCGTCTGGGCGGCAAGGCCTCTGCGGCTGAGGACTTCGCCGAGGACGACGACGATCCGTTGGCGTAAGCGATCGACAAACCCGGTGCTCCTCTTCATGGGAGCACCGGTTCCATACAAGAAAGAGAGGTGAAAGAAGGCGTGAAGAAGATATACACACTGACGGAGAGTGAGAGGATACAATCCGTCTTACCGGCGCATACGGAGCAGGAAGAATCCATAACGACGGAAAGCCTCCTCAATGAAGGTTGCATTGAACCTTTGGTTGTCTGGAAGGGAGTTCTGATCGACGGTTATCTTCGCTATCACATTTGCCATGAACATGGCATCCCGTTTGAGGTAGTGGAGATGGATTTCTCCGATGAGACCGAGGCAATCCTCTGGGTGATCCAGACGCACATCGGACGCAGGAACCTTTCCACCTTCCAGAAGTGTGAGATGGTGCTGCGGTTTGAACCTGAGCTGAGAGCTGAAGCAAAGAAGAGGCAGGGATGGAGGTCGGATTTAAAGGGCATGGAAGATCACCAATTTGGCCGGACTGTTTCTTATCTTGCAAACATGGCAGGGGTTTCGACTGGAACGCTACATCACGCAAAGTACATTGTTGATAACGGTGATCAGGAAACAATCCGCCGTCTGAGGAATGGGGAAATATCCGTATACAGAGGATATTCCTCCCTGAGAGAAAAACCTCCAAGACCTCCTAAAGAATCCATAGGAGCACGAGGCGTGATGATTGATATCCGCCCCATCAAGACTGCTGTCATCAACCTGATCAATCAAGTGTCAGATGGTGAAGCCACTCCCAAGGCCATCATCGCTGAGTTGAATAGAATCAATGTGATGATAGAGGAGGCAACAACGTGAAGGCGCTTTATGAACTGGAAAAAAGGGAAATCTTCGAAAAAGCGCTTCCGAGACCGAAAGAGGACGAGCGCTGCTACCTCTCGGCGGATATGAAAGAACATGGGTGTCTGAACCCCATCATGACTTTCCACGGTGCAATCATTGACGGGCATACCCGGTACGACATCTGTCATGAGCTCGGGATCCCCTTTGAAGTTGAGGAGATGGAGTTTGAGGATGACGAAGCGGCGCTTCTATGGATTCTCAGGAATCAGCTTGGGCGGAGAAACCTGACAGACTTCGAGAAATGTGAATTGGTCCTTCCATTTGAGGAGCAGCTGAAGAAGGAAGCGAAGGAACGACAGGGTCAGCGGAACGATCTGAAGAACATTCCTGAAAATTTGCAGGAATGTTCGGGTGAAACCTTTGATGGTCTTGGAAATATGGCGGGTGTTTCCGGACGGAACATGCGAAAGGCCAAATGGCTCCACGAGAATGCAGATGAGGGTACTTTGAACAAGCTCCGCAGAGATGAAATCTCCATTCACCGCGCCTATACAGACCTGAGGGGCACACCTAAAGAGAGCAAGCAATCCCCATCTTCCAAGATCATTCAGTTTCCAAAGGTCGCATCACACCAGCCTGACTGGTCCGCCGAGGAAGAGCCTGACTGGTCTATTGAGAATGAAGGCGACTGGCCTGCTGAAGAGGCACAAGAATCTGCTGAGACGCCTACCTCTACCTTCGATCCTGGCCCGGATATGGATGACATCAACGCCATCATCAAGGAGATCCAGGATAATTCCCGCCACTATGCGGACAGGTTTATAGAACTCCTGTCCAGGATACAACCGAAGGACGCAACGTCCGAGAACATAGGTTTCATTTCCACCACAATCGACAGTATTTTCACATCAATAAAAAAACAGATCAAGGAGGTTCATATCAATGAGCAATAAGACTGGTTTCAAGATGGCTGACAACTATCAGAACGCGATGGGCAACTACATCAAGGTGAAGGCCTCGAAGATCACCTACGACCCGGAGCTGATGCACATTCCCACGGCGAACGCTGTAGCGGGGATGGTATCCCTCTTCGATGCGCGGCTCGTAGACCCCTTCAAGGTGGTCGAGGCGGAGAACGGGTTGTACCGCCTGATTGACGGTGTCTGCTCCTTCATGGCGCTGCGCGAGATCATGCAGAAGAAGGGACGGAAGGATTTCGAGGTAATGTGCCGGGTGTTCACCGGACTCGAACGCGAGGACATCGCACGGATGTATGCTACGCATACCGACCTCCGGCGCAGGCTGCCAATGGGGTATAAGATCCGGGCTTTGGAGGTTGCCAAGGATCCGGAGATTCTGGATTTCATCAAGGTCACTCGTTCCAGCGGCCTCTCCGTGAAGCCGGGTGACGCGGAGCGTCGCAACGGTCACATCTCGGCAATCTGCAGCGCCTTGAAGGCGTATCGGAAGCTGGGGAAGACGGAATACCTGCGTATGCTGAAACTGATCCATAAGACTTGGGCGGGAGAGAGCTGGTCGCTGACGATGAACATGCTGGGCGGCATGGCGGGATTCATGTCGAGCCATGATTTCAACTGCAACACCTTCGCCCGGAAGATGCGCTATGTCACCTACAGCGAAATCTGCGATAAGGCGCGCGAGTTCCGCGGGATGAGCAAGGAAGGAGCGTTCACTGCTGCTATCGCTGACTTGTTTGCCGAGCAGGTGGACAGCAAGGCAATCCCGGAGGCGGTCTGATGCATGAGGTTCATATCGACATCGAGTCGTTTGCGACGGTGGATTTGAACAAGGCAGGGGTTTATCGTTATGCGGAGGATCCCCGGTTCAAGATTCTCCTCGTCGGTGTGTCCGTGGATGGTGGCCTCGTTCGTGTCTACGACCTGGCCCAAGGGCAGAAACTGCCCAAACGTATCGTGGATGCTCTTCTGGATGAGGGAGTTCTTAAGTTCGCCCACAACGCCTCGTTTGAGAGAGTTTGCCTTTCCCGCTTCCTGTGGGATCAAGGGCTCCTTCCCAGAGGGGCTTTCCTCGATCCCATGTCCTGGCGCTGTACGATGGTGTGGAGCGCCTACGCCGGACTTCCCCTCAGCTTGAAGGCTGTCGGGGAAGCCCTTGAGCTGCAGAAAGGGAAGATCGACGAGGGAAAGGGATTGATCAGGTTGTTTTGTCAGCCCTCTAAGCCAACCTCCAGCAACGATGGGAAAGATCGCATCCTACCCTCCGATGCCCCGGAGAAATGGGAACTGTTCAAGTCCTACAACAAGCGCGACGTGGAGGTGGAGATGGAAATAGCCAAACGCCTCTCCGCTATTCCCGTCCCTGAGCAGGTCTGGTCAGAATATCAGGACAGCGAACGCATCAATGATCGCGGTATCCTGATAGACCGAACTCTTGTGGAGAACGCAATCCGCTTGGACGCGCAAAGCCAGACAGAACTGACTGATGCCTTGCGTGAGATGACCGATCTGGAGAATCCTCGCAGCGTTACTCAGATGAAGGAATGGCTCCTGGCTCATGGGCTTTCCCTTGAAAGCCTTGGAAAGAAGGAGGTTGCCGGGGTACTTCGCACAGCTCCCGAGCCTCTTCGGACGGTTCTTCTCCTTCGAAGTGAGATCGCCAAGAGCAGTGTGAAGAAGTATACGGCCATGCAGACGGCGGCCTGTCGGGATGGTCGCCTGAGAGGGATGTTTATGTTTTACGGGGCAAGCCGTTCAGGCCGCTTCTCCGGTAGGATTGTTCAGCTCCAGAACCTCTACAGGAATTCCATTCCTGACTTGGAGGAGTGTCGCTCTCTGGTAAAGGCCGGGGTTTATGATGCGCTGGAAACCTTGTATGACAGCGTCCCCACCTGTCTGGCGGAATGCACGAGGACGGCATTTATTCCGTCACCTGGCAACTGGTTCATAGTCTGCGACTACTCGGCAATCGAGGCAAGGGTTCTGGCTTGGATGGCCGAGGAAAGTTGGCGCGTCCAAGCTTTCATCGAGGGACAGGACATCTACTGTGCCTCAGCATCTCAGATGTTCGGCGTACCGGTTGTCAAACACGGAGAAAACGGCCACCTCCGCCAGAAGGGGAAGATAGCGGAATTGGCCCTTGGATATGGGGGATCGGTCGGAGCCCTCAAGAGCATGGGCGCGTTGGAGATGGGGCTGAAGGAAGATGAGCTTCTCCCATTGGTCACTGCCTGGCGCACCGCCAACCCTCACATCGTCCAGTTCTGGTGGAAAGTGGATAAATCTGTCAAGGCCACAATCAAAACCCACGAGCCTCAGAAGGTTGGCCCGCTCCGCTTTCATGCCAAGGATGGACGCCTCTTCGTCAGACTCCCCTCGGGCAGGGATCTGGTTTACGTGAGACCGAGGGTAGGAGAAAACCGCTTCGGCGGGGAGTCAATCACCTACCTCGGTATTGATGCCAAGCATCACTGGGCGGAGGTTGAGTCCTATGGGCCGAAGTTCGTGGAGAATTGTGTTGGCGAAGGAAGCCTGGTGATAACGGATCAAGGGCCGGTTCCCATAGAGAAAGTCACCAAGCAGATGAAGGTCTGGGACGGCCAGGAGTATGTTGAACATCAGGGAGTGGTTGCAAAGGGCGTGCGGCCTACCATCGAGGTTGATGGGCTTCTTCTCACCCCGGATCATCGCATCCTCACGAAGACAGGGTGGGTAGAAGCACGCCAGGCCAAAGGGAAGCAGTGGTTCGACTTTTATCCCTTTGGCGAGAGACACCTCATCCCCGTCAATTATGCGCCGAAGGCGCTGCCTGTTTATGACCTTCTCAATGCAGGCCCCCGTCATCGATATGCGCTGTGGAACGGTAACCAGCAATGCGTCGTTTCCAACTGTACGCAAGCGGTCAGTCGGGACATCCTCTGTCATGCCATTCACAATCTACGGGACTACAGGATCGTCGCCCACGTTCACGACGAAGTGATTTGCGATGTGCCCCAGAGCATCCCTGTCAAGGAGGTGGAAGAAATTATGAGCAGGGTGCCGCCTTGGGCCGAGGGATTGGCGCTTCGGGCGGACGGTTATTCCTGCTTTGCGTATCAGAAAGACGCATAAACATGCGTCGGCGCAAGAATACACGGCAAAGGCGCATATTCATGCGGCAGGGCCTACTGAGAAGGAAGGTGATACCTATATTGGTCTGGGACGACTCCACCATACGGAGCATTGATCTGGACAGGGAGATTCCCGGTCCCCACGCCGAGGAGGTTGCGAGGCTGATCGAGCCTACGTACCTGCGAGGCTACCTGGAAGGACGCCTGCGGGAAGCGGGACGCGCCATGCTCCGCAATAGAGCAGCGACGAAAGGCTACAGGCAGATCCAGGCCATTCTCCGAGCGCAGCCTGTTGCACCTCCCATGGGCACCGCCCGGCAGTATGCAGAACAACTACTGCACCCTCATAGTAACAACGAGTAAGGTCCCGTCAAAACCGGGAGAAAGGACATTCACATTGGACAAGATCACGATTTCAACCGGCTTCTCTCGCTATGAGAAGAATTGGAGGGCGGAGCGGTATACCGCCGATCAGCTCTGCGAGAGGCTGTCGCAGACAATCCGCACGCCGGAGACCGTCGCTGAATACGCGGCCATGGCGAAGCCTCGGCGTGACAACGTCAAAGACCACGGCGGGTTCGTGGGCGGGAAGCTCCGCGGCAGCCGGAGGACCGCCTCAACCGTGGAGTATCGCAGCTTGATTACCCTCGACCTGGATGCCTGCCCGGAGGGCTTTCTCTCTACGCTGATTGAGAAGATGGGGTATGACTGTTTCGTGTACACCACCCATTCCCACACACCTGCTTCCCCTCGCTACCGTGTTCTGGTTTTCCTGACCAGGAACATCTCTCCGGATGAGTACAACGCCATCGCTCACTACCTGGCACACGACCTGGGCGCGGACAAGGTTGACCCTTGCTCTTTCCGCGTGCATCAGCTGATGTACTGGCCGACCACCCCGGCGGACGGAGAGTACTTCGCCAGGAGGTTCCCCGCTGCCACCCTCGATCCTGATGCTTTTCTGGCCTCCCACCCCAACTGGCGGGATCTCTCGGACTTGCCCTCTACGGAGCGGGAAGCGGCTTCCCTGACCGGGGAGAGGAGGAAGGCGGCCGACCCGCTCACCAAGCAGAACGTAGTGGGCCTCTTCTGCCGCGCTTATTCGATCGAGGATGTGATAGATTCTATCCTCTCCTCCGTCTACCGGCCCAGTGCAACACACCCCGGCCGCTACGACTTCATTCCTGGGTCATCCACCGCTGGCGCGGCCATCATCGATGGGAAGTGGCTTTTCAGCCATCATGCTACTGACCCGGCAGGCGGGCACATGCGGAACGCCTTTGATCTCGTCAGGATTCACAAGTATGGACGGCTTGATGCCGGTTATGAGGGACCGGTAGAATCTTCCCCCTCCTACCGCGAGATGGAGCGGTTCGTCCTCACAGATCAGAAGTGCCTGAGTCTCTCCCGCAAGGAGAAGTTCGCTTCCCTCCAGGAGGACTTCGGAGATGAATGGGAAGAAAAGCTGATCTACACCAGGAATGGAGCGCTTGCCTCAACCATCCTCAACGCAGTCCTTATCCTGGATAATCACCCGGATTTGCAGTCCCTCGTCTTCAACGAGCTGGCCGACAATATCGAGCTCGGAGACAAGGTGCCCTGGCATCACGACCGCTTCTGGAGGGATGTGGATGACTCCCACCTGAACTGCTTCATCGCGGAGAGGTACGGGCAGCTCCCGGCGTCCGTCATCCGAGATGCCGTGGATAAGGTTGCTGACGACCGCCACTACCACCCCATCAGGGAATTCCTCTCCTCCCTGCCGGAGTGGGACGGGGTGCCTAGGTTGGACACTCTCCTGATCGACCTCTTCGATGCAGGGGATACTCCGTATATCCGGGCTGTAACGAGGAAGACTCTGGTTGCGGCTATCCGTCGCGTCCTCCAGCCCGGTTGTAAGTTCGATTATGTGCTGACCTTGGTCGGCCCCCAGGGGATCGGCAAGTCCACCGCCATCGCCACCCTTTGCGGTCCGGAATACTTCTCTGACAACCTGTCCTTCAACATGATGAAGGAGAAGACGGCGGCGGAAAACATCCAGGGCAACTGGATTGTGGAGCTGGGTGAGATGGCCGGTGTCAGCAAGGCGGAGGTGGAATCGGTTAAGGCTTTCATTTCCCGACAGGATGACAAATACCGCGCCTCATACGGGCGTCGCTCAACTCCCCATCCTCGCCAGTGCATCTTCATCGGCACTGCCAATCAGGAGAATGGATTCCTTCGGGACGTGACCGGCAACCGCCGCTTCTGGATTGTGCCGACACCCCGCCGCACGGACATGATCCTCGACCGGGACTACGTCGCCCAGGTCTGGGCGGAGGCGAAAGTCCGCGAAGCAGAGGGCGAGCCCCTCTTCCTGCCCAAGGAGCTGGAGGACGCAGCCGAATCCTATCAGCTCCAGGCCATGGAACATGACGACAGAGAGGGGTTGGTCGGAGAGTATCTCGACACCCTCCTCCCTGAGAAGTGGGATGAGATGGACCTGTACCGTCGTCAGGAATATCTCCGCGGTGATGATCCCGTGAAGGCGCAGGGGATCGTGAAGAGGACCTGCGTCAGCAACATGGAGATCTGGTGCGAGTGCTATGGGCGGCGCAAGGAAGACATGCAGCCCAAGGACAGCTACGCCATCAGCGCCATCATGAAGCACTTCCCGGCGTGGAAACGCGCGGGAACAAAGGTTCTTCCCCTCTACGGGAAGCAGAGGGTGTATGAGAAGAACAACTCATAGTCGTTCCCTCTCTGTTCCAGGGCGCGTTCTTCTGCCAAATATAATAGGAAAGGAAAACGCCTTGGAACGAAAGAACAGAGTTCTTCCCCAAGTGACCTTTTAGGTTTTTTCTTCCTCCCCAAAACCTCCCAAAATTCGAAAACCTGAAATCGCGCGTAATCTCTATTAAAGAATATATCTATTATTATAGATATCGCGCGCGCGAGGCCCCGTTGTACAGGGCTTCCCCGGATGAGGAACAGTGGTAAGAACAGTCTGGAACATCTCCGAGATGTTCCTGTCCCTTTACCCCTAAAACCAACAAGAGTCGATAGAAGAGTGTGAGGAGCGTGATAATCATCCGAGAACGTGAGATAGAACTGAAGCTTCGCAAGGCCACCACGGATCGTGGTGGTCTTTGCTTGAAGTTCACACCGCAAAGTTGGGCGGGAGCTCCCGACAGGTTGGTGCTGCTGCCTGGCGGCAGGATGGGCTTCGTGGAGGTGAAAGCTCCCGGACAAACTCCCCGGCCGCTGCAGGTGAGGAGGCATTCTCAACTTGCCGAGCTTGGGTACGTTGTACTGGTGCTGGATGACCCCGACCGAGTGGATGAAGTGCTGGATGCGATTGAGCGTTGCAAAGAAGGTGATGGGCATGTTGGATCGGGATGACCTCCATGGTTATCAGCGGTATGCCGCTGACTTCATCATCGAGCATCCCCAGTCGGCCATTCTCCTGGACTGCGGCTGCGGGAAGACCATCATCACCCTTACAGCGATTGAGGAGCTGCTGCGTGATCGGTTTGAGGTGGGGCGTGTCCTTGTCATATGTCCGATCCGCGTGGCCCAGGTCTGGGCGGATGAGCTGGCCAAGTGGAGTCACCTGCAGGGATTGCGGTATAGCATTGCTGTCGGCGCGGCGAGTGAACGCCGCTATGCTCTAAACCAGGAGGCCGACTTGTATGTGATCAACCGGGATGTTGTCCCCTGGCTGGTAGAAGAATACGGTGGTGAATGGAAGTGGGATATGCTCGTCCTAGACGAACTGTCCGGTTTCAAAAACCCCCAGGCCAAGAGGTTTAAGAGCCTGTTGAAGGTTCGCTCCCTGGTGAGAAGGGTCGTTGGTCTGACAGGTACACCCTCTAGCAATGGTCTCATGGATCTCTGGGCGGAATACCGGCTCATAGATCTGGGGGAAAGGCTCGGTCGTTTCATAAGCCATTACCGGCAGAAGTACTTTCGTCCGGAGAAGACGAACGGCCAGGTGGTGTTCAGCTACGCGCCGTTACCGGGAGCGGAAGAACAGATATATCGGCGGATTGCTGACATCACAATCAGCATGAGGTGCACAGACCACCTGTCGATGCCGGAACTGGTCTCTGTTCCCTATGAGGTTAAGATGTCTCTGAAAGAGGCAGAAGCCTATAAGCGTCTGAAGAAAGAGATGGTCCTCAGCCTGCAGGATGGCGAGGTCACTGCTGCCAATGCTGCTTCGCTTTCCGGAAAGCTGACCCAGATGGCGAACGGCGCGGTGTATGACGATGATGGGAAAGTCATTGAATTGCACAAACGGAAGCTGGATGCCCTGGAAGACCTGATCGAAGCGCAGAATGGGAAACCGGTCCTTGTAGCCTACTGGTACAAACACGACTTAAAACGAATCGAAGTCCGTCTCCACGAGATGGGCCTTTCTTATCGCCGAATCGACACGGAGGAGTCCATACGCCTGTGGAACGCAAAGCGCGTGGCGGTTGGCCTCATCCATCCCGCCTCCGCTGGCCACGGTCTAAATCTGCAGGGCGGCGGGTCCACCCTGATCTGGTTTGGACTGACGTGGTCCCTTGAACTCTACATCCAGACTAATGCGCGTTTGTGGCGTCAGGGACAGGTCAGTCGCACGGTAGTGGTTGAACACATTGTTTGCAAAGGAACTATCGACGAGAGAATCATGGCTGCGTTGCAGAAGAAGGAGGTCACCCAGAGCAGCCTGATTGACGCGGTAAAAGCACAATTGGAATAATGCCCCGTATGAGCGGAAAGGAAAAAGAATGACCGCTAGTTCTGGACGCTTGGAGTCAAACAGTATGAGGGAATTGACCAGCAGAATTGAGAGGCTTCGGCCCCTCTTTCATATGGGGAGGTGACAGATGCAGTATCTGCAAGAGAACTGGGAAGACCTGGCGAATGCCATCATTCTTTCTGCTGTTGAGGATTATACCGATGTGTATAAGCGTTTGCTTCGTCATCCGACAAGCAAAGCGGCAAAAAATGAGATTTCAAAGCTGGAGCGGTTCTTCTATAGCGATTGGTATGCGATGCTTACAGATGTTGACCCGCGCTATCTACTGAACAAATTGCAGGAGGCAATCGAGAATGATCAGCTGGAGCTATCTTGACAAGAAGGACGCGACGATTCGTGCCATGAAGGATTACGACGCGATGAAGTTCATAATCGAGAATACCTCGGATGAGATTAAGCAAATCTCGGAGAAGATGACATCTGTCGGTGTTCCGAAGTACGATGATCATGTGCGATCCGGTAATGTTCATGCCGGAGAAGACAGCGTGATCAACCGGCTTGAAGAGATCAATACCCTCAAGGAGAGGTATCGGCAGGCTTTGGAATACATGGCCTGGTTTGAGCCTGCATGGGCGCAACTCAGTGAGGAAGAGCAGTATATCCTTGACAGCGTTTATGTCGATGAGCTCCCTCGCATGAGTATCTGTTCCCATATCGGCTGGGCAAAGGATGCTTTCTATAGACGCAGGAATAGCGCCTTATCTCACCTCGCAACACTTCTCTACGGAGTCATGTAGCAGAAGTGCGAAAAAAAGCGACACATCATCTTGAAAAATGTGATATTCTAATATCATGAAAGCGTGGGCAACGAAGCCCACAAAGCCCAGGACTCTGCGAGATCAACCTCGCGGAGTCCTTTTTACGTGGAAGGGAGAGAAAAATGCCGCGAAAGAATAAACGAGCGCATGAACGGCGCTTGGGACAGAAAAGCCTGAACAAACTAATCCGCAGCATAGACATAAAGCCGCGGCGCATGGAGATTTGGTTCGCCTACCTTCGAGAAGAGGCCGGTTCTGCAGTTCAGTGTGGAGCGCGACCTGTTCTTATCGTTGGGAACAACCAGGGGAATATCCACAGCGAAGTGGTAACGGCGATCCCCATGACCAGCAGGGAGAAACGGTTGGATCTGCCGACCCATGTTCGCATTTGCTGTGATGAGAATCCTGGTCTTGATCGAGATTCTACTCTGCTGGTGGAACAGATCATGCCGATTGACAAGCAGCGCCTACGCCATCGCTGCGGTGTTGTGACAAATCCACAAACCATCCACAAAATCGAGCAGGCAATGTCCCTGCAACTGGGGATAAGTACATGAAGCCTGTTATCTTGTGGATTATCCTGTGGTTCCTGTGTGCGGATATCAACAGGAACAGGCCCCGGTTTGGATAGCAATCCGAAATGTCAACAGGAGGAAAAAGCAAATGCACATTATCACTTGTGAACAGGTTTCCAGCGGCCATCCGGACAAAATCTGTGATCAAATCGCTGATGCGATAGTCACGGATGTGCTTGCACATGATCCTGCCGGTCGCGTAGCCGCCGAGGTACTGATCAAGGGCAACCAGATAATCATTGCCGGGGAGATCACCTCTTCCCATGTTCCCGATTACCGGGAATTGGTAGGAGATGTCTTTCGGAGAATCGGTCTGGAACGCCTTGGTTACGAGGAGGGTGTTTTCAATATCCATGTCCTCGTGGACAGGCAGAGCCCGGATATTGCCCTCGGTGTGGACAAGGGAGGCGCCGGCGACCAGGGCATGATGTACGGCTATGCCACCAACGAAACGCCGGAACTTCTGCCGATTCCCTTCGTGCTGGCGACGGATTTTCTGAGAATTCTGGAGAAGCACCCAAGCCACATGTTCAGAGCGGATGCGAAGGCACAGGTCAGCTTCGATTATGACAGCGGGAGGATAACGACCTTCCTCTGCTCTGTCCAGCACAGCCCTGATGTTGAGCCGGGCGACTTCCGCCACGTCATCGAATCCATGATGGTTCTGGCGGCGGCGAAACAAGGACTCAATACCGACTTTGAAAAGCTCATCAATCCTACAGGACGTTTCGTCCTGGGCGGACCCTTCGCTGATTGTGGCGTTACCGGCCGCAAGCTGGCCTGCGACACCTACGGTGGTGTCGGTCGCATCGGCGGTGGAGCAATGAGCGGCAAAGATCCCACCAAGGTAGACCGATCTGGCGCGTACATCGCCCGGAAGATTGCACGGGACATTGTCCGTGCCGGTTATGCGGACAAGGCCGAGGTTCAGATCGCCTATGCTATCGGCGTGGCGGAACCGGTCTCCATCTTCGTGGACTGCTTCGGCACCGAGAAGCAGAGCCAGGAGTTCCTGGAGGGATATATCCGGGAAAACTACGACCTGACACCGAGGGGAATCATTGAAACCCTGCACCTGCTGGATGTGGACTACAACATGGTATCCGCTTATGGCCACTTTTCCAAGAATGACGTTCCCTGGGAGATGTGAGAGATGCTCCGCACAACGATCACGCTCAGCCAAGATGAGGTAGATAACCTGGTTGAGTTCTTTGAACTGGAGTTTCTCCCTATGGTTCGCAGAGACGACACCATTGACAATCTGCGCTACCTAACCAGCATGGGAGATGTATTCCGCAAGCTCGAAGAGGCCCAGAAACGTCTCAAAGCGAAGGATCCCAGGAATGGGAACACAGCGTGGAGATGAACAGCAATGATCGTGCGCAAGCAGCAAGGATGATCGAGGACAGCATGAACCGTGAGACCTGGTCGGAGAGATTCGGTAGTCTCAGGGTATGGGAGCAAAAGGGTAGCGTTTTCCGCGCTCCCTTTCCGGTTCCCTGCTGTGTCTGCCACAAGCCCACAGTTCTAATCGATCTGGACTATGAAGCAGCGTTATGCAGTGAGGAATGCCTGCGGAAGTTTGAAAGCAAACTGCCGGGGCGAGGTGACAGCGATGCCGGTAAGACCTAAGCACCCTTGTGCGCATCCCGGCTGCCCGGAACTGGTAGCCAGCGGGAAGTACTGCGAGAAGCACCGCGCCCTCCATCCGGAGGAAACGCGAAGCGCGTCAAGCCGTGGGTATGGTCGCTCCTGGCAAAAGGCCAGTAGGCAGTTCCTCGCAACGCACCCCCTTTGCGTGCTGTGTGCAGCGGAGGGACGGTACACCAAAGCAACGGTGGTGGATCACATTCAGCCGCATCGCGGGGACAGAATCTTATTCTGGGATAGAGCGAATTGGCAAAGCCTGTGCAAGCCATGCCATGATAAGAAGACCGGCCTGGAAGACAGCCGGCCAACCTATCATTTCTGAAAGCAGTCAGTTTGTATGTGGAAATCCTGCGCCGACAGGTTCAAACCCTGTCAAGAGGGTACAGAGCGTGTCTGCATGGTGTAAGACCTCGCGCCGATCGCCACCGATAGGTTCAAACCCTTTCAAAAGGGTATAGAGCGTGTCTGCATGGTGTCAGAATCTACGCCGATCGCCGCCGACAGGTTCAAACCCTGTCAAAAGGGTGCAGAGCGTGTCCAGATGGTGTAAGAACCGACGCCGATCGCCACTGACTGGTTCAAACCCTGTCAAGAGGGTACAGAGCGTGTCTGGATGGTGTAAGAACCCGAGCCGATTGCCGCCGACAGGTTCAAACCCTGTCAAGAGGATACAGAGCGTGTCTGGATGGTGTAAGAACCCGAGCCGATTGCCGCCGACAGGTTCAAACCCTGTCAAGAGGGTACAGAGCGTGTCCGAATGGTGTAAGAACCCGAGCCGATTGCCGCCGACTGGTTCAAAGCCTGTCAAAAGGGTACGGAGTGTGTCCGGATGGTGTAAGAACCCGCGCCGATCGTTGCCGACAGGTTCAAAGCCTGTCAAAAGGGTACGGAGTGTGTCCGGATGGTGTAAGAACCCGCGCCGACAGGTTCAAACCCTGTCAAGAGGGTACAGAGCGTGTCTGGATGGTGTAAGAACCCGCACCGATAGGTCCAAACCCTGTCGAGAGGGTACGGAGCGTGTCTGCATGGTGTAAGAGCCTGCGCCGATCGCCGCCGACAGGTTCAAACCCTGTCAAGAGGGTACAAAGCGTGTCTGGATGATGTAAGAACCCGCGCCGATCGCCACTGACTGGTTCAAATCCTGTCAAGAGGGTGCGGAGCGTGTCTGGATAGTGTAAGAACCTGCGCCGAACGCCGCCGACAGGTTCAAACCCTGTCAAGAGGGTACAGAGCGTGTCTGGATAGTGTAAGAACCTGCGCCGAACGCCGCCGAAAGATTCAAACCCTGTCAAGAGGGTACGAAGCGTGTCTGGATGGTGCAATGGTCGCAGCGCTAACCACACTGAGGCGATTGTGCATGCGGAACACGGTGGAACTTTTTATTTCAGCGATCAAAGGATAAACGACCGGTACAATGGAGGAAGAACATGAAAGACAAGAACATCACCGTCCACAGCCCGAACTTCTTTGAATGCCTAACGCTGCTGTTCATCGGCCTGCGCTTGGCGGGCGTCACCAACATGTCGTGGCTGTGGGTACTGTCGCCGCTGTGGCTGCCCGCCTCTCTGCTCGCCGCAGTCCTCTGTGTCGCTATGCTCGCCAAGCATTGACGAACAGAGCAGTGACGGCACAGCACTCCACCACACCCTGGCCACTGGCAGCAGTCACACCCTGACCGCAGCCAGCCACCGCAGAGCCACGCCACCACACCTACCACTCCTTCGCCGGGGGCTTATCGCCTCTGTCTCCCGCCTGTGCGCCCGCCCCCGGCCCCCGGCTCACTTCTCTACGCTAAAGTTCCCGGAGACCGGCGGCCCCTGCCGCGCAAATTTCCGCGAATTTGCAGGCCCGGGGGTTAGGACCCTTTTGAGACTGTCCGCGAAATGCAACGAAGGTAGTCAAAAAGCCTTGCAGGACCAAGCATTTTGGGAGTTCCTACCGCGCTGAATAGTGCCGGAGACGAAATGTTCAGATCGCCGCGTTTTTGGGGCGAAATAATGCAGAATCTTAGTTTTGCGGCCTTTTTCCGCACGATAGCTTGAAAATGGCTCTCAAAACAGCCCTGGATGAGAAAACATCGAGGTGAGATATGGTTGAGGACGCACTGATAGGCAGCATCAAGGTAATCGGTCTGTGCCCGAACTGCGGCAAGGCCATACCCGCCCGCAAAGGGCAAGGACGTCGGCGTATCTTCTGCTCGGAGAGATGCAGGAGCAAATATGCCCGGCAGCATCCGAGTCCGACATCACAGGAAAACGTGCGCGAACACAGATGCGAATACTGTGGCGGTATCTTCATGGTCTTCCAAAAGACCTCCAAGCCCCGCCGCTTTTGCAGCGTGTCCTGCGCGAGACGATATTCCATAATGAAACGGAGAGCGGAACATGGAGAAACACTGGAAAACCAAGAAGCAGATGCGCGACAGGATTGAAGAGCTGAAGCGCTACAACGACTATCTTCGGGATGAGGTCGCCACGCAACATGGAAAGTACCTGGCGACAAAGAAGCAGTCGGAACTGCTATTCACTCGTATCGACCTGGCCCAGAAGAAGCTTTTCAAGAAGGTTCACGAATCCCGACGCGACGACGATGCAAGCATCTTTGCCATCGGCTGGAACCAGGCCATCGGTCATGTGGAAGCCATGATCGTCGAGCTGCTGGGTGTGGACGACAAGGCCGTCTATGAGGAGTTCGGGATATGAGTCTGAAAGATTATGGCCTGGACGGTGAGTGTCTTCGCAAGGCAATCCATATCGATACCGAGCAGGAGTACATGCTGGGCGACGACCAGGCGTATTTCTGCTATCCCATCCGCTTCCCAACCGTAGAGTTCGAGCTGTCCGCGACGACGGAACTGTGTGAGATCGTGGACACGATCCGCAAGGAGAAGGGCTATCTCCCCATGCTGGAGGACGGTGGAGATTCTGAGGGCTGGTATGACCTGTACCTCGGATTGAATGGCTATACCGATACCCACATGGACACCAGCATCATGGCCGTTGTGGTGAACAGCGACAGCGAAGACAATGAGGACTACTACCTCATCGATCTGTCCGAGGATGAGCAGAAGGAAATCTACGCCATCCTGGACGATCAGTGCCGGCGTTACTACGAAAAGACCTGCGCCGACCTGCTGGACGAGGCGCGTCGGGAGATGGAAGCGGACGCATGAAGGCAAAGAAAAGAATCAGGAGTGATCCGTTATGAAAGTCATCAAGCGGGATGGCCGGGAAGTGCCATTCGACTATACAAGAATCAAACGGGCGATTGAAGCGGCGAACACCGAGGTTGCGGAAGCGGACCGGCTGTCGGACACGATGGTCGGTTTTGTAATCGGCAGGGTGGAGAAGCAGTGCGCGGCACTGGGGCGGGCTGTGTCCGTGGAGGAGATCCAGGACATGATCGAGGATGAGCTGCTTGCCGCCGAGCGTCCCACGCTCATGCGCCACTACAGTGCATACCGGCTTCGCCACACTTTGCTGCGCAAGCAGAACACCACGGACAAACGCATCCTGGCGCTGCTCCGGCATGACAATGAACTGGCCCGGCAGGAGAACGCCAACAAGGATCCCGTAATCAACAGCACCATGCGGGACTACCTGGCCTCTGAGGTCAGCGAGGACATCTGTCGCAGGTACATCTTCCCTGAGGACGTGATGAAGGCCCACGACGAGGGAATAATCCACATCCACGATATGGGTTATATCTCCGGCCCCATCTCCAACTGCGAGCTGGTGAATCTGGAGGACATGCTCCAGAACGGAACGGTCATCACGAACACCTTGATCGAGAAGCCGCACAGCTTTTCCACGGCCTGTAACATCGCCACGCAGATCATCGCGCAGGTGGCGTCCAATACCTACGGCGGCCAGACCATCAGCCTGGCGCACCTCGCGCCGTTTGTGGATGTGTCCCGTCAGAAGTATCGCCGGGAGATAGAGGACGAGTTCCTCGCCATCGGCAGAGATGCTACCGGGGATGAGGTCAACCGCATGGCGGAAATGCGTGTGCGCCGGGAAGTGCAGCGCGGCATCCAGACCATCCAGTACCAGATCCAGACGCTTTTGACCACCAACGGGCAGACGCCGTTTGTCTCCGTGTTCATGTACCTGGACGAAGTACCCGAGGGTCAGACCAGGGGCGACCTGGCGCTGATCATCGAGGAGACGCTGAAGCAGCGGCATGAAGGCATCAAGAACGAGACCGGCGTGTGGGTGTCCCCCGCGTTCCCCAAGCTGATCTACGTTCTGGACGAGGACAATATCACCGAGGACAGCCAGTACTGGTATCTGACAAAGCTGGCGGCGAAGTGTACCGCAAGGCGCATGGTGCCGGACTATATCAGCGCCAAAGTGATGAAGCAACTGAAGGGTGACGTGTACACCTGTATGGGCTGCCGGGCATTTTTGACGCCGTCGGATGATCACAAATACTACGGCCGGTTCAACCAGGGTGCCGTGACCATCAATCTGGTGGATGTGGCCTGCAGCGCCGGTGGGGACGAGACGAAGTTCTGGCATCTGCTCAACGAGCGGTGTGAGCTGTGTTTCAAGGCTCTAATGATCCGGCACAACACGCTGAAGGGTACGCCTTCGGATGTCGCTCCCATCCTCTGGCAGCACGGCGCGATCAGCCGCCTCGCCAAAGGAGAGAAGATCGATCGGCTGCTGTATGACAACTACAGCACCATCAGCCTGGGCTATGCCGGCCTGTGCGAGTGCGTCTACAGGATGAAGGGCGTCAGCCACACCGATCCCAAAGGGCATGACTTTGCCATTGCGGTGATGGAGTTCCTGAATGACAAGTGCCTGACCTGGCGCGGGATGACGAACATTAGCTTTTCCCTCTATGGCACGCCCATGGAGAGCAGCACCTACAAGTTCGCCCAGTGCCTCCAGCGGCGGTTCGGGATTATCCCGCATGTGACGGATAAGAACTACATCACCAACTCCTATCACGTCCATGTGACGGAGCCCATCGATGCCTTCTCCAAGCTGGGATTCGAGGCGGAGTTCCAGGCGCTCAGCCCCGGAGGCGCCATCAGCTATGTGGAGGTTCCCAACCTCCAGAACAACATCCCCGCGGTGCTGGCGGTCATGCGCTATATCTACGACCACATCATGTACGCGGAGCTGAACACCAAGAGCGATTACTGCCAGGTGTGCGGCTTTGACGGAGAGATACGCATCGTGGATGATGACGGGAAGCATATATGGGAGTGCCCCAACTGCGGCAACCGGGATCAGCGGCGGATGAACGTCTGCCGGCGCGTCTGCGGCTACCTGGGCGTGAACTTCTTCAACCAGGGGCGCACCGAGGAGATCAAGGAAAGGGTGCTGCACCTGGGCAGTGAAAGGGGCAGGCTGGTGGATGGGTCATGAACTACTGCGGACTGATAAAGCATGATATCGCGGACGGGCCCGGCGTAAGAGTCGGGCTCTTTGTTTCGGGATGCCGCCACCACTGCAAGGGCTGCTTTCAGCCGGAAACCTGGGACTTCCAATATGGGAAACCCTTTGACCGGGACGCCATGACCGCTGTACTGGCGGCGCTGCGGCCTGACTGGATCAGCGGACTCACCATCCTCGGCGGCGACCCTATGGAACCGGAGAATCAGAAAGCGCTATTGCCTTTTCTCCACGATGTGCGCTGGCTGCGGCCCGATAAGACCATCTGGCTCTATACAGGATGCCGCTGGGAGGACATCCAGGGCAGTCCGCTTCTGCCGCTGCTGGACGTGGTGGTGGACGGGGAGTTTCACGAGGATGAGCGCGACCTTTCGCTCGCCTTCCGAGGCTCCCACAATCAGAGAATCATCGACGTGCCCGCTTCACTGAAAGCGGGCTTCGTCGTTGAACGGACAGACGACAACGCTGTGTGACAGCGAGATCGGAGAAAACCATGGCAAAGCGAATGCCGACAAAGCTGTTCGTCAAGGAACTGGAAGCCGCGCTGAACCGGGGTGACGGCTACATCATGGCCTCCTACGGACAGAACCCCAGGACCGGTTATCTGGATCTGACCAGGACCGATGTGAAGAGCGCCTGGAAGGAAAACGGCTGGTACTATACCCAGTATTCCGGGGCACAGCGCACGCAGGCGCTCAAGTGGCGCAAGAAGTGTACCAGGGTGTGGGACTGCAACGGCATGGCCGAGGGAATCTATGAGATCTACTCCGGTGTGTGCATCAACGCGCGCGCCCGCAACAACTACGCCAGCTGGTGTTCGGTGAAGGGCAAGGGCGTAATCCCCGCCAACCGGCGCGTTCCCGGCGCGGCTGTGTTCTGGGGCAGCTCCGCAAGCAGCATCCATCATGTGGCGTATCTGTGGAAGCCTGTCACTGCCGGCAAGCCTGAGGGCGACTGGTATCTCATCGAAGCCCGCGGCGTGATGTACGGCGTGGTGAAGTCGAAGCTCCTGTCGAGGAAGCCCAATTTCTGGGGGTATATGGACAAGTACTTCGACTACTCGGAGAACGTGGCTGTCGAGGAAGTGGCCGGCATCGCGGAGACCGAGACGCTAGGGAGCCGCGTTCTGAAGAATGGCTGCGAGGGCAACGACGTGAAGGAAATGCAGTCCGGCCTGATCCGGCTGGGCTATGACCTGGGACGCTGGGGTGCGGACGGAGATTTCGGTGATCAGACCGAGATGGCCGTGAAGCAGTTTCAGAGTGATCACGGACTGACCGTGAACGGCGCGTTTGACGAGAAGTGCGTCGCTGTCCTGGATGCCGCCCTGGTGGCAATCTCCCTGCCCGTCGAGGATCCCCAGAGCGTGGTCATTGAAGGCGGCGACTGCTACATCCGCAGCGAGGCCGGAACCAGCGGCAAAATCCTGGGCGTGGCGAAGCGTGGAAGCGTTCACGCCTATGCCGGCGAGACCTCTCAGACCGGCTGGATTTGTATCAGGCACGGCAGCGGGACCGGCTGGGTCTCCGGGAAGTACGGACGGCTGAAGTAAAAGCACGACACAGAGAAGGATGAGATAGCTCCGGGCTTTTGGTTCGGAGCCTTTCTCGTTCACTTCTGTTTCTTCATGCGTAAATGACCCAACATGCGAATCTGAAAAACAACTGGAGGTAACAATATGTTCCTGCTCATAATCGCAATCATCATATTCATCTGTGGCTTCATCGTTCCTGGTCTGATTGACGCGGAGGATCGCGGCAAGCGGCTGATCCGGACTGTGGGAACAGTGGCTGCGCTGTTCCTGCTTGTCGTCAGCTGCGTCACCTATGTACCCACCGGCTATACCGGCATCGTGACCACCTTTGGCAAGGTGCATGACACCACTCTGGACGCGGGTATCTCCTTCAAGGCTCCCTGGGACAACGTGATCCGAATGGACAATCGGGAGCAGCGCTTCAGCTTTGAACTGGAAGCCTTCTCCAAGGACATCCAGGAAGTGGACTTGAAGGGCTCCGTCAACCTGAACATCGACAAGAGCACCGCCATGAACCTGTACCGTGAGGTTGGCACCGACTACATCAATGTGCTTATCGCCCCGCGCGTCCAGGAGGATATCAAGATCGTCATTGCCCGGTATACAGCGGAGACACTGGTGGAGAACCGCCAGGTCGCCTCCGACGCTATGTACGATCTGCTGAAGGAAGAACTGGCCGCCAAGGGCATCAACGTCATCTCCATTGCCATCGAGAATCTGGAATTCAGCGACACCTTCGAGTCCGCCGTCGAAGCCAAGCAGGTGGCGACCCAGGAGAAGCAGCGCGCAAAGACCCAGCAGGAGCAGCAGACCATGGAAGCAGAACAGGCCGCGGCGCGAAAGAAGATCGAAGCGGAAGCCGCCGCCGAGGTCGTTCGCATCCAGGCGGACGCGGAGGCCTACGAGATCAAGACGAAGGCGGACGCGGAAGCCGAGGCCAACGAGAAGATCGTAGCGACCGTCACCGAGGAGCTGATCGATTACACGCAGGCCCAGAACTGGAACGGCAAGCTGCCCAGCACTTATATCGGCTCCGGCAGCGCGATTCCCGTCATCCAGACGGATGGCGTGCCCACCGAGGAGGTTCCTGCCGAATGAAGATGGCCGAGCTGAAAATGCTGCCGGTTTCCGTACTTAAGCCGGCAGAGTATAACCCCCGGAAGAAGCTGAAGAAGGGGGACAAGGAGTACAAGAAGATCGCAGACAGCATCCGTGAATTCGGTTTTGCCGATCCGCTGGTCGTGAACGCGGACATGACGATCATCGGCGGTCATCAGCGGCTGACGGTGGCTATGGATCTGGGCTACACCGAAGTACCCTGCGCGGTGGTTGATGTGGACAAGACCAGAGAGAAGGCGCTGAACATCGCGCTCAACAAGATCACCGGTGCGTGGGACGACCAGATGCTGGCCGATCTGCTCAAAGATTTGGAGAACGTCAACTTCAACCTGGATTTCACGGGCTTTGAGGCCCCAGAGATCGGACAGCTGTTCAGCAACATCTACGACAAGAAGGTCAAGGAAGACAACTTTGACGTGGATTCGGAGCTGAAGCAGCCGGTATTCTCCAAACCCGGCGACATCTGGTACCTGGGCAAGCATCGCGTCATCTGCGGCGACAGCACAAAGATGGAAACCTACGAGCGCCTCACGGAGGGCGTCAAGGCCAATCTGGTGCTGACGGATCCTCCTTACAACGTGGACGTCCAGGAGACGGCGGGAAAGATCATGAACGACAATATGTCGGATTCAGATTTCTACAACTTCCTGCTCGCCGCCTATCAGTGCATGCATGAGAATCTGGCGGACGACGGCAGTATCTACGTCTGGCATGCCGACACGGAGGGCCTGAACTTCCGGAAGGCGTTCAGGGACGCCGGCTTCTACCTCAGTGGCTGCTGCATCTGGAAGAAGAACAGCCTGGTGCTGGGACGCAGTCCCTATCAGTGGATCCATGAGCCGTGCCTGTTCGGCTGGAAGAAGGGCGGCAGGCATCAGTGGTATGCAGACAGGAAACAAACCACGGTGTGGGAGTACGACAAGCCCAAGAGCAGCCCCGACCATCCGACTATGAAGCCGGTCACGCTCATGAGCTATCCCATCAAGAACAGCACCATGACGAACGGCGTTGTGCTGGATCCCTTCCTGGGCAGCGGCTCCACCCTGATCGCCTGTATGGAGACGGACAGGGTGTGCATGGGCATCGAGCTCGACCCCAAGTTCGTGGACGTCATCGTGAAGCGAGCCATCGCTCAAAACGATGGCAGATATGATGACGTCTTCGTCATCCGCGACGGCCAGAAGCTCATGTTCGACGAGGTGGCGACCTTCGAGCCGGAGGAAGCGCATGAGTGATGTGAAGTGCGAATTGTACCACGATCACTTCCAGAACGCGAAGCAGTACAACCTGAGGCCCTGCCAGTTGCTCATGGCGGACATCCCGTATAACCTGGGACGCTCATTCTACGCCAGTCGACCAGACTGGTATGTGGACGGGGACAACGCCAACGGCGAGAGCGACAAGGCCCACAAGGCAGCGTTCAACACTGATTTCAGTTTCAACATTGCTGACTTCTTCGCCTTTGGCAGTCGGCTCCTGAAAAAGGAGCCCGCCAGAGGTGAGAAGGACGCGCCTTGCATGGTGGTATTCTGTTCCTTCCAACAGCAGCCGGTGGTCATTGATGAAGCGGCGAAGCACCGATTCAAGCATTACATCCCTTTGGTTTTTATCAAGCCAACGTCGCCCCAAGTGCTCAAGGCAAACATGAAGGTAGTCGGCGCGACGGAATATGCCCTTGTCCTGTACAGGGACAAGCTGCCCAAATTCCGCAATACCGATGTTGACGGCCAGCGGCACATGATCAAGAACTGGTTCGAGTGGAAGCGGGATGACAAGGATGTCCCACGAATCCACCCGGCGCAGAAGCCGGTCAACCTTCTCAAAACCCTGATATCCATCTTCACGGATCCTGGAGATGTGGTCATCGACCCTTGCGCCGGCAGCGGCGCCACCCTCCGCGCAGCCAGGGAGCTGGGACGCCACTCCTACGGTTTCGAGGTATCCAGGGACTTCTATAACAAAGCGATGGAGCAGATGCTCGGAAAGGCGGAGCCCGCATGAAAGTAATCCTTCTCAGTCACACCCTGGACGGGGCGAGCCTGTGTGGACAGGCCGCGGCGGTATGCACAGCTTCCGGCAATCCGGCGAAGTCACTCCGCGCGGCATTAGCCTCCGGGCATGAAAGCGTACTTGAGCATGTCTCCTTCACCTTCCGCATCGAGGGTTTGAGCCGTGCCGCGCTGGCGCAGCTCACCAGGCACCGGCTGGCTTCCTTCGATGTGGAAAGCCAGCGCTATGTGAAGCTGGAAGATGTGCGCATGGTGATGCCTGACTCCATTTCTCGCTCTGAATTCCTCAAGGAGGCGGAAGCGTGCCTGACTGGCAGCATGGACCTCTATAAGCGCATGGTCGCAGCAGGCATTCCTCCGGAGGATTCTCGATATGTGACGCCCCAGGCTGTTGTCACCAACTTGCTGGTGACCATGAACGCCAGGGAGCTGCGCCACTTCTTCAAGCTCCGCTGTTGCAACCGCGCCCAGTGGGAAATTCGTGGGGTTGCGGATGCGATGTTGGCCATCTGCAAGAAGGTCGTGCCGGAGCTGTTCTACGGCGCCGGGCCCGGCTGCGTCAGCGGCAACTGCATGGAGGCCTGTCCCTGCGGTCATCGCCGCAATGAGCATGACTGGGACATACTGCCGGAGCAGGCGGTGATCGCCTATGAGGATAGCGATCATTGACGCTGACCTGATTGGCAGGAAACGACATCGGTTTCCCAACCTGGCCTGCATGAAGCTGTCCGGCTGTCACAAGGATGCCGGGAATACGGTGGAGCTAAAGACCGATTACGATGACCTGGAGGGGTACGACAGGGTATACCTCTCCAGGGTTTTCACTGATACGCCGATGCCGGAGGATGTCCTCAATACACCCAATGTGGTGTTCGGCGGCACAGGCTTCTTTTACGACAAGGCTATGCCTCTGCCGGCAGAGGTTGAGCATCATATGCCTGATTACCATCTGTACGATGCCTGGGTCGCGCAACAGATGGCCAAAGGCATGAAGCGACAGGAGTTCGCCTATTACCTGGACTACTCCATTGGCTTTCTTAGCCGGGGCTGCTTCCGAAAGTGCGCGTTCTGTGTGAATCGGAATTACGATCACGCCTTCCAGCACAGTCCGCTGACTGAATTCATGGATGAGAGCCGCCCAAAGATATGCCTGCTGGATGATAACTTCTTCGCCTGTCCGCAGTGGAAGCCACTGCTCATGGAGCTGAAGGCAACAGGGAAGCCTTTTCAGTTCAAGCAGGGCCTGGACGAGCGCCTCCTGACGGAGGAACGATGCGCGATGCTCTTTGGCTCCCGCTACGACGGCGATTATATCTTTGCCTTTGATAACGTTGCGGACGCCGACCTGATTGAGCGAAAGATCCGGATGGTGCGCCAGCACAGCAACGCCATCATGAAGTTCTACTGTTTCACAGGCTTTGATCGCGCTGATCGCTGGGACACAGCGTTCTGGGAGCAGGATATCAGGGATCTGTTCACACGAATAGAAATCCTGATGCGAAACAACTGCATCCCTTACGTGATGCGCTTCGCCCGGTACCAGGAGAGTCCCTACCGCGGGCTGTACATCAGCATTACCCGCTGGTGCAATCAGCCGGCCATGTTCAAGAAGAAAACCCTTCGGGAGTATGGGCAGCTGAACGGAGCGGACAGCTCCTGCATGCGGTACATCCTCGACTATGAGCGATCCCATCCGGAGATGTCCCGTTTCCTGGATATGCGGTATGGCGCCGCGGTGGCAACGTCATGACCGAGCTAATCAGAAACGTCTCCTACGACCAATCGGAGATCATCCGGAATATCCTGCGGCTCCATGTGCCGGGAGGAAAGATCGACTGCGACCCGACGTACAGTATCGGAGCGTTCTACAAGGGGACTGGGATAGAGGCGCCCGAGCTTCGGTTTGACATCCACCCCAAAGCTGAGGGTGTGGTCGAAGCTGACGCAAGGCACTTGCCCCTGGAGGACGGTTCCATCTCCTGCATGATGTTTGACCCGCCGTTCCTGGCGACGACAGGCAAGTCGTTGACGGAGGGAAAAGGGAATCTCATCAACCGCCGTTTCGGTGTGTTTCCGAATGAACAGTCCCTTCATCGCTTTTACCGTGACGCGCTGCGTGAAGCCCATAGAGTTCTGATGCCGGGCGGCATCCTGATTTTCAAGTGCCAGGACAAAACGAGCAGCGGAAAGCAGTATTTCTCCCACGTTTTCATCATGAACGAAGCAGTGAAAGTGGGGTTCTATCCGCTCGACCTGTTCATCCTGCTGGCAAGGAGCAGACTGGTGGCCGACTGGCAAGCCAGGAATCAGCGTCATGCACGCAAGTACAACTCGTTCTTCTGGGTCTTCCGGAAGAGTGACAAACGAATCGACTATACGGGAGCGTGAGATATATGAGCGAGAGGATCAACACACCTTTCACCAACGAGCATTTCGTAGCCTTCTTAAAGAAGATGGTCGGCCATCCCTACTGGTATGGCACCTGCCTGTACCCCTGTACGGAGAGTACGCTGAAATCCAAGTCGAAGCAGTACCCGGACCATTACGGCTCCTCCCGCATGTCCCAGTATCGCCGCGACATTGCAAACAAGGATGTCGCTGCCGACTGCGTGGGCGGCTGCAAGGGCTACGCCTGGACTAACGGCGGCATCGGTGTGCTGGAAGCCATCGGGACAGGCAGGAGCTACAGTCGGAAGAACGGCTCCAACGGATGTCCGGACAAGAGCGCCAACGGGATGTTCGAGTACGCCAAGAAGAAGGGCATGGACTGGGGCGTCATCTCGACCATTCCGGAGATCATCGGCCTGGCGGTTCGCAAGGATGGCCATGTGGGCTACTACATCGGCAACGGCGAGGTCGTCGAGTGGATGGGCTTTTCCTATGGCTGCAGGAAAACGAAGCTGAAGTCCCGGCCATGGACGCACTGGTACAAACTGCCCTTCATCGACTACAACGACGACGCGGCGACAGCGCCCGTTCAGGAATCCACAGAGTATGTGCTCGGCAGCCGCCAGCTCGTGGAAGGATCTACCGGCAGCGACGTGAAGGCCATGCAGGAGCTGTTGATGCAGCTTGGCTACAAGCTTCCCCGCTATGGCGCTGACGGCGATTTCGGCAGTGAGACGCTGGCCGCATTGACCGCCTTCCAGAAAGATCATGGCGTGAAGACAGACGGTAAGTACGGCGAAGAGACACACAAGGCGCTCATGGATGCTGTGGCAGATGATGACGAGGGGAAGAAGATCGAAGCCACGACCGTGGAGGAGCCCCTCATTACGACCGGACCTCAGGTGGAGATTGTCGCTTCCCAAGGCGGCAAGGTCAACATCCGCGTGGGTAATTCCACCGCCTATGCCAGAATCACCACTGTCGCGGCGGGTACGAGGCTTCCGTACATCGTAACCGCGGAAAACGGCTGGATGGCCGTCGTGGTCGGCGCGCAGATCGGATGGGTCTCTCCGAAGTACTCGAAGAGGGTGTAATGACGTGAGCAACAAGCAACTGACCCTCGGCAGCCTGTTTTCAGGCTCCGGGGGCTTTGAACTGGCAGGGCTGCTGGCGGGCATAAAACCGGTGTGGAATTCTGACATTGAGCCCTTTGCCGTCAGGGTGACCACGAAGCGGCTGCCGGATGTGAAGCATTACGGGGATGTGTCATCCCTGAACGGCGCGGAACTGGAGCCCGTGGATGTGATCACATTCGGCTCGCCATGCCAGGATTTGAGTATTGCCGGACGCCGTGCCGGCATACAGGATGGCGCGAGGTCGAATCTGTTCTTCCAGGCCATCCGCATTATCAGGGAAATGAGGGAAGCCACAAATGGAGAAAAACCGAGGTATGCCGTATGGGAGAACGTCCCAGGCGCCTTCACCTCCAACGGAGGCGAGGACTTCAAAGCCGTCCTCGAAGCGGTCATCGGGATCGCAGAAGAAAAAGCGCCTCCGCTGCCTTCGCCTGAACAAGGGCGGTGGCCTGCCGCCGATCTTCTGGTGGGCGACGGATGGAGCGTTGCGTACAGAGTACTTGACGCGCAATACTGGGGAGTCCCCCAACGCAGAAAACGTATCTTTCTTGTCGCAGATTTTGCAGGCGCACGTGCACCCGCGATTCTATTTGACAGCGAAGGCGTGTCAGGGTATTCTCCAGAGAGCTTTCGCGCGTGGCAAAGAGCTGCCAACGGTGCTGAAGCTGGCGCTGGAGAAGCAGGCAGGGGAATCCCGGTAATCAATCCGCAGGGCAGCAGTGGAATAACGATCACGGAAGATGTGACCGCGACCCTGATCGCCCAGGATCACGGCCATCATCCGGCCGTGCTGGATGACGCGCTGAGAGCAGCGGGTTTCCTGACGGAAAACAGCGCGACTTCACGAAGCATTGGATATGAGGAAGAAAAGTCTCCTACGCTGAGAGCAGGCGCCGTACCGGGAGCGCTGGCGCTGGAAAACAACCCCACCGCGGGGCGTGTTCGAATTGAACCGAGAGATGTATGCCAGACGATAACCCGCCGTTGGGGTACGGGCGGCAACAGTCAGGGTCTGGTTGCCGAACCGGCCTATGGTATTGGCAAAGAAGCATTCAGCGGCGGAGAAAAGGCAAACTACAATTTCTCGGTCAATGAGGAAGTCGCTCCGACGATACAGGCGGCTGGAGCCGGAGCGGTAGCGGAGCCTGTTTCACAGAAACCGTTTGGCATTGGCTCATACAGCAGCGAAGCCTGGAAGTCGGATAATCCGAAAGCCGGCATCTATGAAGCGGAGACAGCCCGCACGCTGGATCAATCCGGCGGTTCACCCGTACCCCACCAGGGCGGCATGGCCATTGTGGAGACATATGCGATGACCACCGGGTATTACACTCAGGTGGAGAAGGAGAAGACGCCGTCTCTGCTGGCGCGCGACTACAAAGATCCCACCGTGGTCAATGACAAAGAGAACGAGGGCGCCGACTATCGTGTGCGTCGTCTCACCCCCACTGAATGCGCGCGCCTCCAGGGTTTCCCGGACTGGTGGTGCAGTGATCTGGGAAGGGATAATCCCACCGAGGGAGAAATCGCATTCTGGACAGATGTCTTTGAAGATTTCCGCAAGATCACAAACCCTGATGGAAAGCCAAAGACGAGAAACCAGATCGTGAAATGGCTGCGACAGCCATATACGGATGGGTCGGAATACCGCCTTTTTGGGAATGGCGTGGCTTTGCCGGTGGTATATTACGTCATGGCAGGCATCGTCTGGGCGGACAGTCTGTAGGGTACATCTTTATCGTGTTCGTATCACACATGGCGTGGACTTGTGTGCGGATCAGAGTTATGATCACCATACCCCAAGGGCCAGCGAGCCCGAAAAACAAGGAGGTCTACGCCATGTTCACATTCTACTTCAAGCAGAGCGGGGATGCCCGCAAGCCCTTCGTCAAGGCGATTTCC